TTGCAATTGAGGCAACGGTAGCATCCGCATCATTTTTAATAGTAACATCTGATGTAGAGCCTTGACCTGTTAAGATCAGCCCCTCTGCCGCAGTAAAACCAATCGCTGCATCATCTCCCGCGGCAGTATCTCCTGCTGCTTGCAAAGTCCCTGCCGCAACAATATCGGCAGCCGCATTGAATGTACCAGCTATAGATAAATCAGTAAGGGCATCAACTACAGCCGCACCACTTCCCGCACCGTCCAAATAGACCATAGATACCTGACCATTTGGTATGGTTACATTGGCTCCAGACCCCTGACTTATAATAATACTATAAGGACCAGAACTACCACTATCTGTGGTGGCGTTCTCAATTATATGAACCCTGCTATTAGTATTAGGACCAATAGTAATTGTACAATTTGAATCTAAAGCACCTGTATACTTAATATACATGGCTCTAGCGGGATCAGTTGACCCATCTGCAACAGTGCTTGCATGAGTGTCAGCATTTGTAGTTATGGCTTCCGTGCCAAAACTTAAAGCTTCGCCGATAAGTTCAAGGTTAGTATTAGTTGTTGTTCCCCAAGTACCAGAACCATCGCCAGTACCTAGCTCATTAAGTCTTAGATCATTTACATAGGTGCTTGCCATTTTTCTGTCCTTACGCTGCTATATCCGTCCAATTAGGTGTTTGTGAAACTGTAACTCCTGTCCAACTTGGTGTTTGTGATGGAACTATTGGTCTATAAAGTATTTCTTCCCCTACCGCGCCTGTCGCTGAAACCCCCGTTAAAAAGAAGCCTATTGAAGCTATAGGTGCTACTGTCCCTGTTCCTAATGTAGCAGTTGATGAAGCTCCTGTAACTGCGAAAGTTGCTGCCCCTGTTTCGGTAGTGTTTCCTAACGCACTTGTTCCGGCAGACCCAGTAACCGCAAAAGCTGCTGCACCTAGTACGCTAACAGATCCTACCGCCCCTGTTCCAGCAACCCCTGTTACAGAGACTTCCAAAACATTTTGTACAGTAGGAGACCCTAATGCGGTAGTTCCAGCAACCCCTGTTACAGCAAGTGGAACACTTTGGTTCCACGCACCTTCACCCCAAGTTCCTCTACCCCATCCTGTTAACGACATAGGTTACCTCATTAGGCTATCCGAATAATTGCGTTACTTGCATCTGCTGTTGGGAACTGAATGGTAAATGTCCCAGAAGTAGAGGTTTTATTTGAACTAAAATCCAAAACCGCAACAGCTTTATCACTATTTGTATCGTTGTAAATTAACGCGCCCATTGCTGTAATTGTAGCTGTTGTGAAACTAAGATCTGCAAAATCAGTCAAAGCTGTCGTACCAGAAGTGGTCGGAGCAACTTTAGTAAGAGTACCACCACCCGCCGTGTAAGAGCCGCTGTTGGCTACCTCACCCGTGGTTGTGTAAGCTGTCGTTGCTGCACCAAGAGTAGCTGTAGTGCTAGACTTACCGCCACCACCCTCTGCGTAAAGAGCCAGCTTAAAAGCATTACCGTTTGTTGCGAAATTGTGCGTACCCAACATCAATTCTTGTTTGAATGCGGTACACATTGCTTGTGCTATTGCCATTACAGTCTCCCTATAGCGTCAGCTAGTTGATGTTGACCCGCCTCACGGACCTTGGCGCAAATACTAGCACGTTCTTCCTTCCTAGCCAACTCTATATAGTATTGTGCTAAATTTCGGACTCGATCCTTAAAAGCCTCCGCTTGTAAGCGGATGGGTTCTGGAGCATCGTCAGAAATATAAATAAGTTTGTTAGCCAGCATCTCTGCTATTTGATCATTAGATAAACCACCGTTTTCGGAAGTCATTATATTAACGGCTCCCACACTTCCTGAACCTAAATCAAACATTGTCATGTCTCCCAAAAATTATAGGGTCGGACTCTACTGGCTCTGGAGGTTGAATCATGGACTGTTTTGTTATCAACAGACTACCATTCTCAACCGTTTGAACTAAAGGATCCTCTAATCTATGATACCCATATAACTTTTCATTTTCTGGCACATTGGTATCCATTAAGCCCGATCGATGCGCTATCTCTATCTTTATGCCTTTGGAAATAGCTGTAGCGCACCAAAACTCTACACAAGCTCTCCCCGACTCCGCCATATTGACATTTTTGTAAGTAAAATCTATGCCAAACAAACATATTTTTTTTACTTTTTTCCAAACAGCATAAGCCATAGCATAAGCTACCGTGTTATTAAAATAACACAGTCCAGTAGCTTTAGCTATTTTTTCCAATGGATACAACTCTATAGCCGGAAAATCTGGATGTTCTACGCAGGAATATATAGGAGCGGTGTTTTTAGCTAAAAACTCTCTAGCTATTTCCGTCTGGGAACCCGCGTTTTCTGTGTCTATAAACCTAGATACAGGATCCATCATAAACGTCCTATCAACGTGTATGATACCCCCTATACAGTTTATACCCCAAGTTTCATCAAATTTTTGAGAGGCAACTCTGGCAGAAATATAGTCAGCGTAGCTGCCCCCTAGTCCAACAATAGCAATTTTCACGAACGGGCCCTTCTTGGTAGCCCCTGCCTGTTTGCATCATCATTTTCACGGGACTCGCCTAAGTCTTTCAACCTAACTAAAGACTCTATAAATCTTTCACTGTACATCTTCATTACATCAGCTTCACCTTTCATAAAAGTGTAAGCCTCTACAAGACTTCCATATAAAAGAGCGTTAGGTGCATTTTCACTTAACCAAGTTAATGTTGTATCGGCAGAGGTCGATACAACTGTCCCGGTAGCCCCACTTGTGCCCCCTGTTACCGTTTCTCCGACGGTAAAGTCCCCCGTAGGAAGAACTATTACAAATACAGTAGCTGACGTAATTGAATTAATCGTAGTGCTCTCTCCGCTAGTTCCACCTGTAATGGTCTCATTAGCAGCAAACGTGCCAGTAACACTGCTTACCGTTAAATTAACCTTACTTTTTGTTAAGCTAACAGGCCTGTAATAATAATGAATTTCTGTTTCAAAAGATGCGTTTGGCGTAGGTGCAAGTATAAAGTTATTTACGTCATACATGGCGTAATATTTTGGAACACCCGTGGTTGATGAATTAGGGTTATACTCCTGCACAAAATTAACATCTTTTTGTAACAAAAATTCTTTAGAACTAGAGTTCACTATGGATAAACTAAAAGAAGCTAAATAATCATCTGGTGTGGCCATAAATTGATTACCAGAAGTCATTGTTCCAGAAGCGTTTTTTCTAAAAAACTCTAAATCTACACTTTTAAATATACGTTCTTCAGCGGATCGAATAAACGTGTCTAAATGAGAAACAAAGATTGTTTCTTGGTTATCCGTGTAATTTTTTACAGCCGTTTTTAGCTCTGTGTATGTATAACTCATGGTGTGTTCGCCTGTCCGCCCATGCCACTGTGGTTAGTGCAGTAGTAATACAGCGTTGGGGCTCCTACAGCAACTGTGATTTGCGTATACGCCCCAGATGAACCCGGTGTTCCGCTTGTGGTCACACCAGTTGTGTATTGAGACCCACCACTATGAGTGCCACCAGAAGTTGTAGAGAACCTTAAAGGATGCCCGGAATTACTACTGTCCGATTGATCAAACCTATAGGTGCTGCCTTCTGACAAACTAACCGTGTCTTGTCTAACTCCATTTATATAATATTTGTTAGCTCCAAGATAGGAAGCAACTGTAACAGTATAAGTAGCCGCTATGGACGTCCCTGTTCCAGAGGCTGTAACAGTGCCAACAGCACCTGTTGCGGTAACGCCTGTAACAGTTGCATCAGTGGGGGTTACAACATCCCCACCAAAAGTTACCGTTCCCACAAACCCGTAAGCTCGTGGAACTAACTCATATTGCAGAGTCACTGTACTGAAAACAGGAAATTTTACCGTAACCGGTATGCTATTATTGTTAGGTCTAGGTTCTTTCAAAGTCTGTGGATCGTGTATTTTACGAAAAGGCCCCAACTGAGGATGTTTTCTCTCAAATTCATCCCTACCAACAATCAAACCATTCCACTCTTTCCGCATGTCTTTATAGCGGTATTCTAAACCGGAACGGTCTGAAATGGCTTTTGCGTACTTTCCTGTGGCATATCTAGCCATTAGTTTGTCCTGAAATAAGCGTACTCTGGTGTAACGGTAAAGCTGGACCGGTCACGATCCTCTCCCATAGCTCTTTCAAACTCTTCCTCATAAATGGCTTTTAACATTTGAGTACGATTAGGCGCTCTTTTTAAAGATATGTAGTAAGCCAACCCCGCGGCTAAACAGGGGTAAAATCTAAAAGGCATATCTAAGGTGTTTATGGGCGTGTCCGCATCATCCATACGTGTGAGGGCGTTATACACAATAACGTCGGTACTATTCTCTGGAGTGGGCCAAATTCGTAAACTAGGCGTTACCTGACGATCTAAGAAAAATTGTGTTGGACGACCCGTTGTTTCTTTATTTGGTATATTTAAATCATCGTCTCGGCTAACACGAGTCAAAGCAAAGTCTGTACCGCTTCGTGTCACCACGGCGCTTAATATATCAATAACATCCGCAGACAAGGCATACGTTCTTGTGCCAGAAGTAAGAGCTTGGGTTCTTTGTGCAATAGTCCATTGGTTTAGCCCCCGGTTAGCCCACTCTGCCAACATGAGGTTCAACGAACGCCTCGCCGTAACTAAATCATACCCAGTTTTTACCTCTAAGCCGCAACGCTCAAACGCTTCTTCAACGTAATCAGCTACGTCTAATTCAAAGTTTACACTTCCTGATACAGCCATTACTTATCTTTCGCATACAAGTTGTCGAAGATCTGATTTACGTCCATTG